GTTTCTAACTTCAGTTGCAGTCTTTCGGACTGCCTTTTTCATTTCTGTATCTGCAAGACCTGCATATTCCTGTAAGCCTCTCATAATTTCAGATGCCATATCATCAACAGAAGTCATCGCAATCACCAGCCTTTCTTGTACCTGCAACAATTTTCATATAGTCCATAGACTTGTAATTCGGAATCACAGAATTGATGTCATAGGTCAGTCCACGGAATAAAATCTTGTGTGTTGTGGAATTGATACGCATAGTATCCGGTGTCTGCCGCACAGTAAATTCCAGAGAGCTGACCTCTTTGGTCACACCTGCCTCTGTAGTTTCTGATGAGGATTTAACATTGACAGCCGCCCAGCAGGAGAAAAGCTCCTCCCACTGTGCCTTATGGTTGCCGATGCTGTCAATTTTGGTATTATGCTCCAAAATAGTGATTCGCTGATTCAGGTTTCCAATCTCCATTAAATCACTCCTTCACGCTGTGCAAAAAGGATAGAGCGGAGCGTTAGCGTCAGCTTTTTATAATCCGCTGTATTGCGGTTTTCATAAAGATAACCCAGTGCGAACAGCACAGCCGTCCGCACCGTATCTTCATTTACCGAAAAATCCTCTTCACTCATTCTGCCAACGTCCATGCACAGCTTTTTTGCCGTCAGAAGTAAGTCCTGAATCAACTTGTCATCCTCGCTATGATCCACACGAAGATAGTTTTTTGCCTCTTGTAATTGGTGCTATACTAAAAAAGTGGACAGCAAAAAGCGAAAGATGGTATAATAAT